CAAAAGAAGGTTCACAACAAGCTGAACATCGTGGAGGATTTTGGTATCCATCCTCGCAACTTTGCCATGGCCAGGGCTATCGCCGGCGATCCTTCAGACAACCTCAAGGGGGTACCACGAGCAGGCCTGAAAAGTATTTCAAAAAACTTTAAGTTTCTTCGCGAGGATAAGGATGCGACATTGCAGGAGATTTTTGATTTCTGTCTCAAAAGCGATTCTAAAGCCAAATTTTTCACGAACGTTTTGGAGTACAGAGATGTAATTATAGAGAACTATAAATTGATGCAACTTTACTCTCCTGCCCTGTCGTTGCAGTGTCGAGATAAGGTACAGTATGCCCTGGATAATTTTGAATATGATTATAATAAAACTGAGGTTATCCGAATGATGAATCAGGATGGGTTTGGTGTGTTTAATTGGGATGATTTGCACGCAACAATGAATCGGATTTGTGTTGACAAAGCACTCAAAGGCTAGTACTATTGACTATGGAGAGAGCAATGAATTTAAAGGGTGATCCGATTAACTTTTCTAAGTATGGAAAGTCCTTTCAAGAGAAGCTGTGCATGGTAATATTAGACGATCGCCCCTTTGCCGATCAGATCGAAGAAGTACTCGACGTTAATTTTCTAGAGTTAAATTACCTTAAATTATTCCTTAATAAGATTTTTACGTATCGCAAGAAGTATGGAGTTCATCCTTCGCTTGATATTATGAAGACTATTCTCAGGTCGGAACTAGACAACGAGAATGAGTTAACAGCGAAGCAGACCCGAGAGTTTTATGTACGCAGCCAGATTACCGCGGTAACGGATGTAGAATATATTAAGGACACCTCCCTGGACTTTTGCAAGAAGCAAAATTTAAAGTCTGCCATGGTGAAGTCCATCAGTCTTCTTCAAAACTCTTCCTTCGATGAGATCTCTCAGGTCATCAATGATTCTCTCAAGCTTGGAATGGATAACGACGAGGGGTATGATTATAAAAAGGATTTTGAAGAGCGGTTCAAACCTCGTTTTCGAAATCCAATTAGTACCGGCTGGGAACTCATCGACGACATGTGTCGGGGCGGCTTGGGACAGAAAGAACTTGGGGTTGTGATTGCCCCCACCGGCGCTGGCAAATCGATGGCGTTGGTCCACCTGGGAACACAGGCTCTCAAAGAGGGAAAGACCGTTGTTCATTACACACTAGAACTGCAGGATACAGTAGTCGCCTCCCGGTACGATGCGTGCCTCACTAAAATTCCCCTTGAAAATCTTACCGCCTTTAAAGAACAAATTTATGAAGAGGTTCAGGACATCGAAGGCAAGTTAATTATTAAGGAATACCCCACCAAGACTGCATCTACGCAAACTATTCGAAATCATTTAGAAAAATTGCGCATGCGTACCATTGAGGTCGATATGATCCTTGTTGACTACGGTGATTTGTTGCGGCCGGTGCGTTATTTAAAAGAGAAAAGGAACGAACTGGAATCAATTTATGAAGAGCTTCGCGCCATTGCATCAGAATATAAATGCCCAGTGTGGACCGCGTCACAGACCAACAGGTCGGGGCTTAATGCCGAAGTCATTACAATGGAATCAATTTCGGAAGCGTTTAATAAATGCTTCGTGTCCGATTTTATTTTCAGCATCTCCCGTACGGTTGAGGACAAAATGACAAACAGTGGGCGCATGTTTATAGCCAAAAATCGAAATGGACCCGATGGATTAATCTTCCCTATTTTTATGGATACCGCCAATGTGTGTATCAAAGTACTGCCTCCATCTGAAGAAACTGAAAGCGTCGAGGTTGATTCTAAGAAACAAAAAGAAAATCTATTTGAAAAATATAGGAAATTTAAGCAGAATAAAGGAGAATAGTGATGTACGACGAGACCAAAGTGAAAGAGGCCACTCTCGAATATTTTAAGGGTGATGAGTTAGCAGCGAATGTTTTTATGACCAAGTATTGTCTGCGTGACAAGAAAGGGAACTTCTTGGAACGCACTCCAGATGACTTGCACCGGCGCCTGGCTAAAGAGTTTGCTCGGATGGAAACTAAATTTGGGGGCAACGCCTTAAGCGAAGAAGAAATCTATTCTTACTTCCAGGGTTTTAAATATGTAGTTCCTCAAGGCTCTCCCATGATGGGAATAGGAAACAATCATGTCAATGTCTCCTTGTCTAATTGTGTGGTAGTGGACAGCCCGCAAGATTGTATATCTTCTATCATGGACGCTGGCAAAGACTTGGCTAATTTGTTTAAGCGCCGCTGTGGGGTGGGTATTGACATTTCTCATTTGCGCCCCGAAGGCGCCCGCGTCAACAACTCGGCGCGCACCACCACTGGAGCATGGTCCTTCGCAGATTTCTACTCTTATGTTTGCCGAATGATTGGGCAGAACGGTCGCCGAGGTGCGCTCATGATTTCCATGGACGTGCGCCACCCCGACATTCAGAGGTTTGTGAACATGAAGCATAACTTGGCCAAGGTAACAGGCGCAAATGTATCTGTGAAGATAAGCGATGCGTTCATGCACGCTGTGGAAAATAAAGAATCGTTCACCTTGCAGTTCCCGGTTGAGGGAGAACCAGAATTCACGCACGAGATTGATGCTGTGGAATTGTGGGACGAAATTATTGACTCTGCTACCAAGACTGCTGAGCCTGGGCTTTTGATGTGGGACAACATCACCAAGAACCTGCCCGCTCATGAGTACACCGCCTTCAAAACTCAAACGACTAATCCCTGTGGGGAAATTCCTCTCTCTGCTTATGACAGCTGTAGGCTTGTCTCTTTGAATTTAAAAAGTCTCGTCAAAAATTCTTTTGAAAAAAATGCAGAGTTTGACTTTGAGAAGCTACGGGAGGTGGCATCGATTGGGATGCGATTGTCTGATGATTTGGTGGAACTAGAGTTGGAGAAACTCGAAAACATCAGGGCGGTCGCCGACACTGATGATGAAAAAGAGCTGTGGACAAAGCTACATGAAGCTGCTTCTAATGGACGTCGAACGGGTTTGGGTACCCATGGATTGGCCGATGCGATGGCGCGCTTAAATTTAGCTTACGACAGCACCGAAGCTCTTGTAATCATTGAACAAATTTATCGGACCTTACGCGATGCTGCGTACGAAGAAAGCGTTTATCTTGCTCAAGAACGTGGCGTGTTTCCGGCCTTCGACTGGAGCGTTGAGGAAAACAACGAGTTTATTCAGCGCCTACCAGACGAGTTGAAAGCACTCATAGCTCAGCACGGGCGCCGCAACATTTCTATTCTGACCAACGCGCCCACGGGATCTGTCTCTATCATGTCTCAGACTTCGTCTGGACTTGAGCCGGTTTTCAGGAACTCTTATATTCGACGCCGCAAACTCTCTCATGATGAGCAAGATGTTGAAGCTGACTATATAGACGGACTCGGAGACCGCTGGGTAGAATACCAAGTCTTTCATCATAACGTACGCGACTGGCATGAGTGGCACCCCTTCGTAGATCCGGGCAAGATTCCAGCATTTTTTGTGGAGTCTGACAGCATTGATTGGACTGCACGTATTGCGGTGCAAGCAGTGATTCAACAAAGTATTGACCACAGTATTAGCTCTACGATCAACCTCCCGCGGGACACGTCGCCAGAACTGGTGGGGAAACTATACACAGAAGGATGGCGCCAAGGGCTTAAGGGGCTTACAGTTTATGTAGACGGCTCCCGATCGGGTGTACTGATTGCGGATAGGTCAGAGACCGAAGTCTTTCCGCAGCACAGGGCTCCCAAGCGCCCGCGTGAATTGCCGTGTAATATTCATCACACTACTATTCAAGGGGAGAAGTGGATTATTGTGGTGGGTCTTATGGACGGCAAACCGTACGAGGTGATGGGAGGGCTCTCAACGTTGATCGAGATTCCCCGCGATAAAGCGGAAGGCTTTCTGGTCAAGAACCCAAGGAAGACGATGAACTCTGTTTACGATTTGAAAGTGGGAAAGAATGGCGATCACATCATTGTAAAAGACTTGGTTAAAGTGTTTGATAATCCTAACCATTCGGCATTCACACGCATGATTTCGCTTGGCCTGCGTCATGGAGCCAATATTCAGTACTCCGTTGAACAACTGCAGAAGGATCGGGACAGTGACATGTTTAGTTTTGCCAAGTGCGTCGCCCGGGTTTTGAAGGGTTACATTCCCGACGGCAACAAAGCCAGTGAAAAGACGTGCAGCGAATGCAATACTGAAGGCTTGGTTTATGTCGAGGGATGTGTGACCTGTAATAATTGTGGTTTTGCTAAATGCGGCTAATTAAAGAAGAGAGAAAACAATGACATTTACACCAGTTAATAATTACCTTTCGGTTCGAACCGTAGAGGACACCGACACCGAAGCCAGCGGCATCCTCGTGCCGCAGGACTACCGGGCTGTTGAAAGCCCCTTCGCGGTGGTTGAAGTGGTCAACTGCTCGGGTGAATCGGGAACCCTATGGGGCACCGGATTGCAGCTTGTCGTGGAAGCACATATGCTCCGCGACATTCAGCATAACGGCGAGATTCTTTCTCC